CAGTCTCCACGTAAGTAGAGGACTTCCTGTATTTGCACTGGTAAAGAATCTCTCGATAGAGAATCTCAGCAGTCTCAGCTTCGTGACTTCCAACGTACTTCTGGAAAGGCAGGTTAGTGAGGACAATTCGGTTACGCTTTTTACCTTTCAGCGGAGGCTTTCGCCTAAGAGAACGAACAGCTCGTTTACCTATGTACCTCTTACCATCTGTATAGGTAATTAAATAAACAATATCAGTACATTCTATGAGTAAATCATCATGTGATTTTACTTCTACCCCTTTGTATGTCCAATGTACTTCCAAAAGAAACCTCCAGAACTTTTAAGTTTACCTGTACATACCATGTTTATATTTGCTTGATACAATCCAGGATTTTGTCTTGCTGCTTCTGCCTGTGAAATATAAACATCCAAAAGAAGTTTTTTGTCTTTAGACCACTTTTCAACAGAGCTGTGACCACCGTTAAGCAAAGTAGGATTGTACACTTGTGTACTTCTTGTCATTTTATGACCTTTATCTTTATTTTCAGCCCAGGTCATCAAAACTATGTTTTCTAATGTGTAAGGCAGTCTGTCGTCAATCCTGTCACACGAAGGTACTAATGTTCTTACGTACCCTGACTCTTTCCAGTTTTCGTAAAGAATATCAAACAGTGTTTGTTCTGTTAGCCATTTTCTCAACTCTTCTATAGTGTATGCAGGAGGAGACATTCTCCTTCTTTTTGAGTTTGTTTTCTGATTTTCGTACATTCTGGCAGGTAAACCAGACTTAGTTTTTTTGTACGCATTACTCATTTTTGTTAGGCAGTTTTTACACTTACCTTTTAACCCATCAGCATTTTCTGGATGCTTGCCAAAGCACGACACAGAAAGCGACAGGCAACACATTTTGCACTTTTTCACTACTGTTACCTCATTACTGAAATCAAAGTGCATTATACTATGTTGCCTGTCTAACACAAGCCTTGCCGATATATTTCATACCATCAACATAAGTGATCAAGTACACAATATCTGTGCACCCGGGCAATAAGTCGTCGTGATTTTCAACGATACTTTCTCTGTAGGTCCAAGGAACCATCAACCAATTCTCCGTAGAGCAGGGACAATTAATGTCCTGTTAAGCCGGTCTTCGTCCATAGAATCTACCCAGTAATCGTTAATCTCATTAGCTAGGGTTTCTACATATTCCTCACCAGCACCAAGATCTATTGCATAAGCCAAGGCCCTGTACATTAGAACAGACCGCTGGCCAGCTTCTGCTTCAAATGCGAAGAAGAAAGTTTCCCTTGGATCTTGAAGCTTTGTATCTTTCTGAGCTTTGGGAAGTGAGGTAACAGGCTTGGGCTTATCCCTAATACGGGCAGCAGCACGCTCAATCAGATACTTGGTTTGAAGTGTTTCACCTTCCAGCTGTTTGAGCACAGTCCGATCTTTGTAAGACAGGAATATTTGGCTTTGAGGCAGGATATCTACCACAAGGCCTAGCTCTTCACCGATTTCTGTCAGGAACTCTTTCCACATACGCTCATCAATATCGACAATAGAATCCAGCTCCATGATTACCCGGAACTTTAATTCGTTGTCTGGATCGCTTGTTCTGGCGATGTAGTGGTTGTACTGGCTCAGCAATGTGTGAGCTTCGTAATCGGTCAGCATAGATTTGTCGATGTCGAGGACAACGAATTTGGTCCCATTGATCAGGTTGGCTTTGTTCCGTTCACCATTCTTGAAAGCGAATGAGCTATAAGCTGAATTTTCCTGAAGCAGAAGTTCGATTTCAGAAAACTCAGTTTCGTAGAACTCATATCCATGACTACAATTTCTGGACATGTAATCCTTCATTTCAGCGTCTTTTATGTCCTCCTGAAAAATGATGTATGAAACACCAACAGTGTTGGTTTTGATGATTTCCTTGTACTGGATACCACCGTCAATCATGGTGTAAGATCCATGCTCATCATAACTGTTTGCCATGGTGCACATTTCTTCAACTTTGGCTTTTGATGACCCAGTTCCTCCGATATAAGACAGCTTCCGGAGTTCATGAAGAGACAAAAAGAATTCACCATCTTGAGCTTTGAACTTACACATATCTGTAAGCTGCTCATAAGGTTCTTTAACAAGCTCTCGCTCAAAGTCAGCCATGTCTGAAGATAATGACTCTACGGTGTTGATAGCACACGCATAAGTCTTTTCATCGATCTCTTCGTCATTCTGAAGAATGGCATAGCTGCCTGCTAACTTGAGTGTCAGCCATTGCTTGTGTTTGCGGCTTAGCTTGGCGATTGGATACTTATTAGACATCTCATCAGAAATAATATTGTTGAGCTCTAAGTACACATCAAAAAGCTTGTTGGCTTCGTCAGACATCCCTAAAGGTGTTGTGTTTGTTTTATCTACCAGCCCTGACGTGAACTCGTTTAGCGATGCTTGAGCCTTCAGGACACGCTCACGCTCTTTCTCCTTCATGGCGTACAACTCATCTATTGAGGTGATTACCAGAGCGGTAGGTTGTTCCGGGGTGAATGTAAAAATGCTTCGACGGGCAAGCTGAGTGTTAAACACCAGTTTGAACCGATTTTTGATTTCATTATTGAACAGGATAGCTTCCTGGGAGCCGAAGAACAGGGCGTTGACAGGTAATCCTTTGACATCGCTGGTCTGATTCTCGTTTGACTTAACGATTTTTGGAGGGATGTTACCCAAATCGTATGCCACAGCAACGGTTTTTATGATGTCAGTCATTGAACCGTTATTTTGAAGCTCTGAGCCGATCTCAGACGACATGATTGACCCGGCACCCAGAGGGTTGGACGCTATATCAGCGAAGTGGTGTATCAAGCCCTCTACGGTGCCAAGACCGGTCTGCAATGGCTTCGGAGGATGGTAGTATTTCTGCCATTCCTCTTTCTTCCCACCTTCGAGAATTGCCATATTTTCAGCTTTGGTGCGGGCATACTCTTTTCGAACATCCTCCAACTGTTCGTAAGCATCAGACATTGATTTGCGGATAGTGTTCAAAGACTTATCTTTGGACGTACCTGAAGCACTTAAAGCAAACACGATAGCGTTTGTTGGTACCAAGGTCCCATCATAAAGCTGAATGGGCTTACGCAAGTGAGAGCTGAAAGTTATAAGCTCACTCAATGTAATGGCCAGTTTCAATTTGAAAGGTATGTCACCAGAAATGGTGTCAATACCCTTCTTGACAATGAACGGAATCACATCAACAGATGAAGTTCGATCCGATACATACTGCTCAAGAAGAGCTTTAGTTTCCATTATGCACCTACTTTGTTAACAACGTTTTCGTAAAACTCGATCTCATCAAATTGGTAACCAATGTTCATTGCGTTATCCAGGGTCATAGGACTGCCATAACCTCCGGCCAGTTTTTCCTTAAAAACAGTTTCCAGAATCGCAAAGTAAAATTTACGAAGCAGACGCTCGTTGATTACGGAAGACATTACCGACACAGATTTCTGATCTTTGTGAGAGAACAAAGGTATTGATGAAAAAAAGTTGTGCGTATTATCAAGAACAGCGTCTCTAATTGGCAGTATCAGAGTGACCTTAATGAAGATGTGACGACGTTCCAACTCTTCAACGGTGGCCAACAGCTTAGCAACGTTTTCACGAACAGTAGAATTCTGAACGTTGTACGGGTAGCTAATGCTAACGTAAAGCTCATAGAAGAAGTCGATGTATTGTTGAGAAGGTGTGATAACGCAATCTGGCTCACCAGAAACGTATTTACCTACGTCAATATCAACTTGAGTACCGTCAGTAGTATACCGGTAATCTTCGTACACCTCTTCAGTAATCAGGCCTCGCTTCAGTAGATTCGAACGAACCAGGTTGCGAATAGATTCTTGCTCTTCTTCAGGAAAGTCAGTCTCTCCTTTGATCAACATTTCTAACGCTGCTGCATAGGTCATTTCGCACATATTGTCAGAGTTCTGCTTGATCTTTCCAACTTCGCTTTTGAAATGGTCGAGATTTCGGAAAGGCAAAAAGTGACATTTGCCAATATTTTTAGCCCAGCTTCCCGGGAAAATGTCGTACAACGGCATAGCCATATCAGTATTTTTAAGGGTCATTTTGACCTCCTGTATCAGTAGTTTATTGAACGCCAATCAGCTCAACTAAATCGTGAACTGTTTCGCAATCAGACTGTTTGATGAATTTCGGCATTGAACTTACAGCGTCTTGAAATTCTTGAAGAACGTTAGGATTGTCACCTATTATCCGTTCAAAGAATCCTTCTGTCAGGTTCAGATGTTTTCTTGCGTAGTACCGCAAACTATCCCTCATAGATACTGACTTAGAGGAATTATTCTGCTTCAGGATGTGCCTTAGAGCAGAAATTTTAAGGCTAGTGTCTGTGTCTACTAGAGACTTCTCCAAGTCAAGATCAAGTGGAATGATAACAATGTCGAAGCGGTCCAGAGTAGCAGCATCCAGCCTAGAACGCCCAACATAGTGATGGTGCTCGTCCTGTGGATTGGCTGTAGCTACCATGCGGAAATCCTTGTGTATCTGAACAACACCGGTAGGGAACGATATGTACCCATTCTCTATTGTATTCAAAGACAGGATTACGTTTGCATCTGCAGCATCAATCTCATCCAGCAAGAACAGACCGCCACAAGTAGCAGCTTTGTAGAGCTGTGATTCGATGTACGTTCCGTTTACGCTTACAAATCCCAGTAAATGGGATAAAGTAGTTTGACGAGTCATTGATATGCTGTAGAAATGAAGATTCAGAGCTTTAGCAATATCCATAGCTATTGTGGTTTTGCCTGAACCTTTTTCACCAGTGAGCATAGTTGCAATGCCTGCAGAAACCAGTTTCTGGATCTCGGCTTTTTTAAAATGTTCGGTCATCAGAAAGGGACCTCCGGCTCATCAGTTCTTGGATCTCTATTGTCTTGATCAGAAGGTACTCGACTATAAGTAGGCGTTCCTTCTTTTTTTGAAACAACTTTTCTGATTTTGTACGTGTAAGAAGGGTCATGACTTATAAGTGAGTGATAAAAAATTTTGCTTACAAGTTCAT